GCAAAAAGAAGAAACGATTGCGGTGGAGTCCTTAATATCAATAATAAATAAAATTTAAAGAAAATGAGTGAAGTAAAAGCATTTGAAAGCGCTTTGGAGGCTAAATTAGCCGAGCAGAAAGCAGAGGTTGCTTTGATGACCGAGAAGGCCGCAAAGCAATTGGATTCTAAAGTTGAGCAAATCAACGAGCAATTGGTAAAGAGCAACAAGACAATTGAAGAAGCATTGAACGAAGTAAAAGAAGCTAAAGCATCTTTTGGTAAGTTGAGTGCAAAGGCTGAGAAGAAGGTTGCTTCTTCTTATGGTGAGCATATCAATGCTATCAAAGGTGAGATTGCTAACGTAATTGAGAAAGGTTGGAATGAAATCAAAGCTGCTGCAAAGAGCAATGGTAAAGGTTTTAATTTCGAACTTGATCTTAAAGATGCAGGTGTTATGACCTTGTCAAACAATTTGACAGGTTCAGCTTACATCTCTTATGTTGACAATCCTTTCATGAGAGCGTTTGTAAACCCACATTTGAGAAGCGTATTTAACATCATCCCCGTATCAACAGGTTCAGTATCTTTTCCTCGTGGTAACACACCCGTAGGTGAAGGTTCTTTTGGTAAGCAAACCGAAGGTTCTGCTAAACCCGCAGTTGATTATGATGTAACAGTAGTAAACACTGCGTTGTCTTTCATCGCAGGTTATGCTAAGGTTTCTCGTCAAATGATCGATGATCTTCCATTCCTTCAGGCTTATCTTCAAACTTCTTTGATTGAAGATTTCCAAAAGGCTGAAGATACATATTACCTCAATGCAATTGCCTCTGCCGCAACCGCAGGTACTACATCTGCAAGTGAGAAGGCTGAGAAGTTCATTGATTATGTTGCTCAACTTCGTGCATTGAATTGGGATGCAAACATCGCCCTTTGTACACACGCAGGTTGGTCTGCTTTGTTGAAGACAAAGGCTTCTGACTACTCTGTACCTGGTGGTGTTGTTATCGACCAAAACGGTAATGTAAGAATCGTTGGAGTTCCTGTAATTCCTCATTCTTTGGTAACCGCTGACAAGATTTATGTTATGGACTCTAGCAAATTTGCTATTGCTCAACAATCAGGTCTTGCAGTTCGTTCTACTGAGTTCGATCAGGACGATTTCATTAAGAACCTCTTGACATTCCGTTGTGAGGCTCGTTGCGAATTGTTACAATTCCAACCAAAAGCTGCTATCTACGGTGCATTCTAAATAGGGTGTTTTTTGTACATGGTGATTTACGGGGAGGGAGTCTTCTCTCCCCTTTTTTAAAACTTATGAACTATAAGATTTTAACAATGCCTAATAAAATAGGCTTACTTTCTAAGGCTTTACAAGATATTGAGAAGATTACAGATACTTGTGAGGTCTTTTATGCTATAAAAGATAGCAATCCAAAATACTCATTTAATAAAAGCATGAAGGCTATCATGGAGTCAAGTGATGGGCCTTTAATGCTATTTGAGGATGATGTATGGATAAAAAAAACAAAGCATTTAGAGGATGCTTTAAACCAATTGCCAGAGGATTGGGATTTGTGTTATTTGGGTGCTAATTTAGTAGCACCTGTAGAAAGATACAGTGAGAATTTATTTAAGACATTTGGAGCGTGGACAACACACGCGGTTATATATAAAAATCCTCAAGAGATAGGTAGAAGGTATGAGGATACTACCATTATGTTTGATGATTGGTTAAAAACTTGGTATCATCCAAAAGGGAAGAGTTTTATAATAAGTCCAATGATAGCGTGGCAAAGGCCCCATCAAAGCGACTTATGGAATCATTTTGCCGATTATGTAAATATATTTAATGATAGTGCTAATAAACTAACATGAACATACTTTACTCTATTCATCTTTATCCTCCAATGCACAATTGCGGCGCAGAGTACATGGCTCATAATTTAGCCAAAGAATTACAAAAAAAGGGACATAATATAAGAGTTTTACTACATCAAGCAAATCATTATAAAATAAAACATACATATACGTTTGATGGCGTAGATGTTTTCCCTCCAAATCCAAATGTAGTAGAGAATTTATTCAGATGGGCAGATTGCGTTTGTACACATTTGGATTATACGCATTGGACTATTGGTATGTGTGGTATGCATAAAAAGCCCTTGTTTCATTTTATACATAACACTCACATATACCCAGAAATTGTAAATTCAGAGAAAATTCAACACATTGTTTATAACTCAGAATGGGCAAAAGATAAATTAGCATACAAATGGCCTAATTTTACACTTACGCCGCCTGTTGACTATCGGGATTATGATTTAAACATTGACCCAAAAGGTAATAAATATATTACCTTAATTAACTTAAACAAAAATAAGGGCGGTGAGATCTTTTTAGAGATTGCAAGGGCGATGCCACATAAGTCATTTTTAGGCGTTTTAGGCTCATATGATGAGCAAATAACTCAAAACCTGCCTAATGTGACTTATGTCAATAATTCGCCTAATATTAAGCAACATTATGCTAAAACGAGGATATTGTTAATGCCTAGTGAATATGAGAGTTGGGGTAGGACGGCAACTGAGGCAATGTGTAGTGGGATACCTGTTATTAGTAGTATGGCTGAAGGGTTGGTAGAAAATTGTGGTAGTGCGGGGATATTTATAAAGAAAAGAGATGATATTAAAAGTTGGGTTGAGGCGATTACGAAATTGGATGATGAAAAGGCTTATGTCAAAGCGTCAAGAAAAGCGAAAGAGCGAAGTCGAGAGCATGACCCTAAGCAAAAGATTAATGAGTTTGAGACCTGGCTCCGAGAAAAAGTTAATAGATACAACAATTGAATATGGCGATATATATAAATGGGATAACGGTAATAGCTGATGCCGTTGTTGAGCCTGTAAGTTTAACGGATGCTAAAAATTGGATGCGGATTGAATATACTACAGATGATACTTTGATACAAAATTTATTAGAGAGTGCTAGGAAGCACATTGAAAAATTAACGGGACTTTCACTTGTAAATAAGAAAATAAGAGCAAATATTGAGTTAACAGGTAGTGTGCCACAAGTGTGGATGGTTGATTTGCCTTATGGGCCTCTTGTTTGCGTTGATGAGATAAAAATGAAAACGGGTATTAATACCTATGAGACTTTAACTAAAAATGATGATTACGAGGTGATTGGTGGCAAAATATGGATGTACACTCAAGGATATTATACTATAACTTATGAGGCAGGTTATGGAACTTTACCCGAAGATTTAGCAAATGATATCTTAACTTTGACAACATGGGCTTATGAGAATAGGGGTAAGAAAATGAACGCAGATGTAAGACAAGCATTGACTGAATATCCTATGTGGAGTGGCTTAAATTATCATCAATATAAAAAAGTAGTTATATAGTGGCAAAAGGCATAACTATAAAACTTGAGGGATTGGATAAGGTTTTAAAAAACCTTAAAGAGGAGGGTGATGATATAAAAAAAATGGTTGATTTTGCTATGGCCGCAAATACTGAGGCTATGGCAAGTGAGGCAAAGAATAGAGCGCCAGTTGATACAGGGCGTTTAAGAGCATCAATAACATCAAATAAGATTAGAAATTATTCTTATGAGTTAGTGGCTCAGACTAAATACGCTCCTTATTTGGAGTTTGGAACTGGCAAATATGCTGCTACTTATGTTGGGGGATTAGAGAAGGAATGGCAAATATTGGCAAAGCAATTTTATGTCAATGGTCAAGGTAGAATACCCGCTCAACCATACTTTTACCCAAGCGTAAAACGCATTACTCCTATACTATTTAAAGATGTAGAAAATATATTAGATCGCAATGTTAGATTGTAGTAATAATGTGAGAACGATTTACGTGAATGCCTTAAATGGCAATATCACGTATAATGGTGTAAATGTACCAGTATATGGGCAAACACCTTTTGTTACTACGCCTAAAAATTATGTGGTGATTGGTGATATTAGTGAGGTTGGTGTAAATACTAATAATTCATTTGGTAATAATGTTGATGTTACTATTGATATATTTAGTGAGCAATATAGAGTAAATGATTTGAGTGTTGTTGATAATATTGCATCTCAAATATTAAATATATTAATGCCAGATACCCAAGTAGATGGTTTTGATGATACTTATTTTGAAGTGTTTCCTATGTCTAGAACATCATCAAGATATTTACCACTTATGGAAGGAGAAAATTTTGTAGCAAGAAAAATAATTACAATAAACAATTTAGTTAATCAAAAATAAAACAAAACAATGGGACAGATTCAAGGATCATTGCAGAATGTTGAGATAGATGTAGCGGGTGGCTCATCTTATAAAAACCTCGTATGTCTGCGTACATCAAGCGTTAATACAACTCTTGATATCACCACCGAGCAAACCAACTGCGGAGTATTATCAAATCCTGCCGAGCCTAGCATGACAGTGGATTTTGATGCTATTTGCGAAGTTGCGCCAAGTGTTTCTCAAGTTTCTTATGAGGACTTGTTGAGTGCTGCCGTAAACAAAACATTGATAACAGTAAGAGTTCAAAACCCAACCGTTACAGGTTCAAGTGTTGGAACAACTTACTATCATCAATTTAGTGGTTATGTAAGCGACCTTACATTGAACCAATCTACTACTGAGTTTATCAACTTTAGCGGTTCTATCGTATCTAGCGGTACTTTGGATATCACTGCATAATAAAACTTATTTATGAACTATTGTACTATCACTATTAATGGTGAGAAGATTGGACTTAAATTTGGAATGGCATCTTATAGATATTTGAGCCAAAACAGATTGGTAGAAGGCAAATCTTTTCAAAATAATGAATTGACTGAGATAGGACTTGCGCATATTTTATACTCAGGGCATTATAATAATTCCATTGTTAAAGACATAGAGCCTACTTTAACTTTTGAGAATTTTGTAGATTATGTTGAAGCTAATATATCAAACGATGCATTTTTAGATGAAGTTAAAAAAGCTATTGATATTTGGGCATCAACTGATTTTGTAAAAAAATCTCAAGAAGTTCAAGAGCCAAAAAAAAAGAGTTCACGTGGGAAGAAATAGAGGCATTCGCCTTTGGTGAATTGGGTCTGCGCCCACGTGAATTTTACGATATGAGTCCGCGCCATTTATCGCTTATGATAGATGGCTATCAAGAAAAAAAAGTGGACACATATAGGCAGACAAGGTTATTAATGTTTACAATGGTACGGCTTATGGGTGATTCTAAAAGCGCACCAAAAACGCCAGAGGCTTTGTGGCAATTGCCAGGGGATGATGAGAATAGCGGCAAAATGAGTGAGGATGATATGAGGGAAATATTTAAAAGATTAGCGAAATGAGTTTAGTTTTAAAAATAGATGCAGACATTAGTGGTATAGATAGTGCTATTGATAATGTATCGAACTCATTAGGTAGTATTAGAACACCCGATCTTTCTAAAATAGCCTCATATTTTCGTGAAATTGCAACTGAAGCAAATCAAACTTTAGGGCCTTTAAAATCTTTAGGTACAAGTTTGGTTGGCCCAAATGGTTTATCTTTTGGGCTTAAAAAAACTAGCGAAGAGGCAAGTAAAATTAAAAAGCCATTAAACGATGCAAGTGCTGCGTTGTTTTCAGTATCTCAAGTAGCTAGAGATTTACCATTTGGTTTTATAGCTATTCAAAACAACTTACCGCTAGTAATTGATAGTTTTTCAAAATTATCAAAAGAAAGCGGAGGAATAGGAAATGCATTTAAATCTTTAGGTGCTAGTTTAATAGGCCCTGCGGGTATTTCATTTGCTTTTGGTGCAGTTGTTGCAGGTGTTACGGCATTGGTTCAAAAATATGGATCATTAAGTGCTGCATTTAAAGATATTTTTGGTGTAACTGCAACTGCAAATGATGTTTTAAATAAATACAATTCATCATTAGATGATACAATTATAAAAACATCTGGAGAGGAAGCTAATTTAAAAAGTTTAGTTAACATAATCACTTCTGCAAATTCTACAAGAAGTGAACAAAAAGGGGCAATTGATGCAATCAATAAACAATACCCTGGATTTTTAGCAAATATAAATACTGAAAAATTACAAACGGG